CATGCTGGCAGACCATCTGAGAAGAGCAACTGGAAGTGTAAGAGGTACATCTACCAAAATAGAGTACACTGCAGAAACTCGTTTTTAACTGAAAAAGATATTGAAAATGCCTTTTTATCAGCAACTAATAAAATCTTATCAAGAAAGTGGATGCTAGATAAATGTAGGAAAAAAGAACCACCGAAGATGACTATGGAAATTAGAAAACTTGAAGAAGAAATCAAAGAGCTAGAGGAAGAAGAACAGTTTTCCTCAAAGAAATTATCAGAGCTAATCTTTCAAAGGGCAAAGGCTTATTACAGCATCGCTAAAATAGATGATTATGATTACAACACTGAGAAAATAAAACAAGTACTGGCTGAGAAAGAACAGCTAACAGAGTTTGAAGAAGATATATTTATAACCATAATAAAGCAGATAGTTATTTATAAAGATGGAAGAATCCTAGTAGAATTTATCAATGGCATAACTATGGAGGAAGAGCATGAGAAAATAAGAGAGGATGAATGAAATGGCAGTAGCAGTAGCAAAAAAGAATGTAGCATTTATACCGGCACAAACCATATATGACAGGAATGTAAGGGTGGAGCTAAAAATCCTAAGAGTAGCAGCTTACTGTAGAGTTAGTACCACCTTAGAACAACAGGAGGGCAGTTATGAGGCTCAAATATCCTACTACACAGAGAAAATTAAAAGCAACCCAAATTGGAAGAGTGCAGGGATTTATGCAGATGATGGAAAGTCAGCCACTAATACAAAAAAGCGTGATGATTTTAATGCTATGATTGATGACTGTATGGCTGGAAAAATAGACATGGTCATAACAAAATCAGTCAGCAGATTTGCAAGAAATACAGTAGACTCGCTCCAAACCATAAGAAAACTTAAAGAAAAGAATATCGCCATATTTTTTGAAAAAGAGGGTGTTAACACCTTAGAGAGTACAGGGGAACTACTGATTACTATCTTAAGCAGTCAAGCACAGGAAGAAAGCAGAAACCTAAGTGAAAATACAAAGTGGGGAATCGTAAGAAAATATGAAAATGGAATTATCTCGGTCAATCATAAGAAATTTATGGGATACACCAAAGATAAAAAAACTGGTGAACTGGTCATAGTACCTGAGCAAGCAGAAAAAGTGAGACGAATTTTTAGAATGTACTTAGAAGGAAGTAGTATAGGAGAGATTATAAAAGCTCTAGAGGCAGATAAAATCAAAACAGTCACAGGAAAGGAAACGTGGCATCCTGGTGTAATAGAAAAAATGTTAGTCAATGAAAAATATATGGGAGATGCTCTAATGCAGAAGACCTATACCGTAGACTTCCTGACAAAGAAACGAGTGAAAAATAACGGAATTGTGCCCCAATACTATATCGAAGATAATCATGAGGCCATTATACCAAAGGAATTGTTTTATAAAGTACAGGAAGAAAAGGCTAGGAGAGCCAGTCTGAATAAAGCGGCAGTTACAAGAAAGGCAAATAAGCTAAAAAAGGAAAAGAGCAAATTTAGCTCTAAATACGCACTAACAGAAATCTTAGTATGTGCCGAATGTGGACATCCATACCGCAGACAGACGTGGTCAAAATATGGACAAAAAAGTGCAGTGTGGCGATGTGAAAACAGGCTAAAGAATGGTGCAAAGGCATCTTGTAAGCACTCACCTACCTTAAAAGAAGAACCACTACATAATGCTATTATGACAGCCATTAATAATGTAGTAGAAAACAATGGAGATTTTATAGGAGCTTTCAGAGAAAATGTCATCAGAGTCATCGGAGGATACTCCACAAAAGACATCCCTACGGAATATGATGAGCAGATCGAGTCCCTGCAAAAGGAGATACTCGCCCTAATCGAAGAAAACGCAAGAAAAGGAGCTGTAGCAGAAGATTTTGATAATGAGTACAAAAGGGTATCTGAAGAGATAAATGAGCTTAAACAGGCGAAATTAAAGCATGTAAGGGAGAAGAAACAGGCAGAAAACTATAAACAGAAACTAACGGAAATGAACACTACCCTAAAGACTGTAAGACCACAGGTAAGAGAGTTTGATGAAGACTTAGTCAGAAGATTAATAAACACCATCAAAGTGAGTAAGGGAGAGAGACTGGAGATACAGTTTGAATCAGGCATAGTGATGGAGCAGATGGTAGATTACTATGATTAAAAATAACAGGAGCAGTAGCTAGGATACATAAAGGGGTTACTGCTCTGATAATAACAAGAATCTGTTAAGACTAAAATCCTCATAAAAGCTGAGGGTTTTATTGTTGGCAGATAGTGATGGAAGTTGAGATTTATATTACGTTAATTGGCTGGTGTCAAAATTTACAATATTATGCACAATTATCTTGTAAAAAAGCTCTCTTAGAGATACAATTATTATAACAATGTTGTTTATATGATTGTTCTCATTGGGAGGAATAAAAGTGTTAAATGCAAATGAATTGTTGGAAATTGCAAAGGAAGAACTAAAAAACTTAAATTCTGAAGAAATATTTTTAGTACGTGATTTATTCAAAGGTTATGAGTGGAATAGAATATCTAGGAGTAACCGATTGTTGCTTGGCACCTTATTCATCAATCATATTAAATCAACTGATATAGGAATCGTTCCGATTGAAAAGACATCATCAGGACAGCAGAGATATAGGAAGGAAAGTCATTAGTTTGCAAACCGTGAGGAGGGGTGCTTTTGTCATTAGTATGCAGTATTTTAGGTCATAAGTGGAGGGATGGTGTTTGTACTCGCTGTAGTAAAAAGCTCCCTGAACACGATGTAAAAGTGAATGATAAAGTGAAAGTAATCAATGAAGAAAAAATACCAGAGGAAATCCTACCTACTGGTAGAACATTTGCGGCACAGGTAGAACACGATCTTCAAAAGGTTATAGCAGAACAAAAAAGTAGTATAAATCCAAAGTTCCATAGAACGGAGAAGGAAGAAGATTTATCATTTAATTTCTCGCAAAAATGGGAAACTGCTATCTCAAAATATGAAGATGCAATTTATAATGAAGCAGCTAAAGTAGGAACACTAGATACCGTCGATGAGAATATTGAGCAGTGCCATATAGCAATTGATGCCTTTGAATCATTTAGGGATTACTGCTATAAAAAAAGCAAAGGTGGGAAAATCTACTTTGAAGATATGTGGGAATACTGCCATAACTCTAAGAATCCATGTTTCAGTTACATTCAAGGTACTAAAGATTATCTCAATGAACTGACTGAAAACTATGAATCTTATAAAGTTCGATTCGAGAAAGAAAGTCAGATTGATATGATTCTACTAAAAATTATTAATAACGAAAATGGGATTTTGCAACGAAAGATATACGCACTCATACCAGAAGTTCCACAGGCAAGGATACGAAAGGCTATTGATGAACTTGTCAAATTAGGAAAGATTACAAAGGAGAAGAAGGGCAGTAGCTACTCATTGTGGCTTTCAGAGGGTGGTTTAAGTGATTGGTAAAATCAGTGATTTACATATAAAAACTCTTAAGGAGCAATTCAAACAATTTCTCAATGATAATTACAGTCATTTAAAAGATAAAGGTGTTATTTTTAGTGATGCCTTTTATCCTTATCGACATGATATAGGAATTGAATTTTGGGATGTGTTTATTGATGAAGAATCATTAAGAAAGGCTCGACAGTTATTAGAAATTAGGTTTATAAACGAAAAGTCTCATAAAGACCCTAAAAGAAATTCCTATGGCTATATGCGTACCTTTAAGATATTTAAGAGTTTTCTTGATAACACCTATGGAGGTGTGGCAGAATACGTAGAGCATGCTTTAACGAATAAGCAAAAAGAACCTGAATATATTGCCATTAAAAGAGAACCTGCAATTAAGAGAAAAAAGAAAGAAGCAAGATCAGATGTTCCAAGGCCATGTTGTGATGAGGTTTCTAAATATCTATTATCGTGGGATCAATTGGAGAACTATGCATTACAAGAAAGTGCATTAGATAAGCTGTTTTATAGGACTTATCCTCTTAACAATGATATTGACGATGTTCTCATAAAGGTATCATCTTTAAATGACTTCTATAGTACGAATATTTTTTCTCCTTTTCAGGTGGCAAAGCATATCATCAATTTAGACATAGATGATAGACTCCAAGCTGGAGATGTTACATTAATAAATGATATAGCTAAAGTAACTATGGACAATGGGAAGGTGAAAAATTTTTATTCTTTTGCAACAAAATATTGTAGTCATCATAAACCACTTGACTTCCCCATCTATGACAGTTATGTGGACAGACTACTTCGATATTTCAGGGATGTAGATGGTTTTTTAAAGTTCAGTAATGATGACCTAAAGAATTATGTAAAATTCAAAAATATATTATTAGAATTTGGTAGTTTCTATTCTCTTACAACTTATAACCTTAAAGATATTGATAAATATTTATGGCAACTAGGAAAAGAAAAATTCCCTAAAAAGTATTGATTAGTTGTTAGAAGTAGGGTGCAATTAATATTGGAACAAGCGATAATGTAAAAGAGGTGGCTTATGGAAAAGATATATTTGAATAACTTGCTCCATTTTAATCAAGCAGATTATGGGAATATTAAAATAAAGTTTAACCAATCAAATGGATATGAAGATCCTATGGAATTATATCAAAATAATCCAGATATTGTTAATAACCAATGGCTGTTTTGGAGAAGTAAGCAACGTTATTTTTATGTAGGACAAATAGCGATATGCTTTTTAAAATTATCATATGATACATGGTTGCTTACCACAATTAAAAAGGTTACTAAAGAACTGAATATTTATGATGGTATCAATTACGAAGGTGAGGAACTGGAACAATATAAATCCTACTTTGGACGAGTTGTTATTAAGTACCATAAGACTTTTCAGCAACAAGGTAGATATTATGGTGAAATATGTGATGACTTAGAAGTGCAACAAATACTCCCGACTGTATTTGATGGAGATGATTTTCCAGGATATGATAAGGTTAGACTTTCGTACAGACAGTTAGAGGCTGTTTTAAATTGTGGTAAGAGAGATTGGATTGCAGCCCTTGAAAATCAAAAAGCAGTATATTTAATTACCGATAAAGAGAATGGAAAGATGTATGTAGGTTCTGCAACAAGTGACTATGGAATGCTACTTCAAAGATGGAGAAGTTATGTTGCCAATGGCCACGGTGGGAATAAAGAATTAGTTGAGTTAGTTAACGAAAAAGGTTATGAGTACATAAAAGCTAATTTTCAATATTCTATCCTTGAGAACTATAATGCAAAGGTTGATGACCATATCATCTTAGAAAGAGAGTCGTGGTGGAAAGAAACTTTGCAGACCAGAAAGTATGGATATAACAGTAATTAAACCAGTGGAGGAAACACAATGACAAATATAGAAAAAAAGGAAAAACTTCAAGGCCTATTGGCAAACAATACAGGAAGAGAAGAATTTTATTATACTTGTTTGGAAGAAATGGATGATCTTAAAACAAATTATAATGACTATATGACAACAGGTCCAATAGATGTGGAAACAGAGTTAAAGCGTTTATCAAGTGCAGATTATGATTTGTGCGCAGCATTTCTAACCATGCTTTTAAGAGAAGACCATTTTAGCAATGGAACATTTGAAAGAAGATATCGCAATGGCCAAGTCACCGCCATTGTGGAACGTATGATAGAATTACTATAAAAATGAGCCAGCATGTAACGGAGTAAGTTGGCAAAATATAATATAGAAATATTGGAGGTAAATTCATGGATTTAATAAATTTAATGGTAAAACATAAAGTGTTTGGGGAAGGAATTATTATTTCTCATGAAAACTCTTATATAACTGTAAAATTTCAACAAGGTGAGAAGAAATTTATTTTTCCAAATGTTTTTGATGGATACTTAACAACTGAAAATAATATTATTGCTGAAAAAATTAAACAGGAATTAGAAAATATCAAACTTGCTGAAAAAGAAGAAAAGGAACGACAGGCTAAATTATTACAACAAACGCAGAGTATTACTATTGATAAACATTCAAAAGTAAAGACAAAAGTTTTTCCAAGAGCTAACATTGCATTTAAATGTAATTTTTGTGATGGTGGGAATTCGGATGAACAGATTGGATTCCATGGTGTTTGCAGTGATGATGTAATCTATAATAATATTGAAATAGAGAAACGTACATGGTGTAGTTCTGATGGATCAGCTTGCCGTCAATATTTAGAAGGGGGAAAAACTCGTTCTGAGTTAGAAGATATTTGTAATAATGGTGGCTTTGTTTGTTATGAAAGTCAAATGCTTAGGGATTGGAGAGCTCTTGCAGGTATTGTGCAAACTGGTGAAAAAAAGAATCAACCTATGAAATTAAATCAAGTACAAAATAATAGTTTATGTGTTCTAACAACACGTGATCCCAATTCTAATGAAAGAGAAAGATATATATTTGGAGTATTTCTTGTTGATGAAACATATGAGGGTGATAATAGAGATGAAGGTTATGTAACTACAAAATCCAAGTTTCGTATCAAACTATCCCCAAAGGAAGCCCACAAAATGTTATTTTGGAATTACCATGCAAATAATAACCAACCAGAAGTAGCTGTTTGGAGTTCGGGATTGCATAGATATTTTGGAGATGAACAAGCTATTCAAATATTACAAGATATTAAAAAAATAAAACACGGTACTAAGGATCAAGAATTAGCAAATGAATTTCTGGTTTATTTTGCTAAGATTAACAACATCGATTTAAGCAATATACCTGAGAAGAATGGAGCGTTGCATAGAAATGATAAATAATTTACAACTATTATTGGATGATGTCATATCTGAATATGGTGAAAATAAAGGATATTATAAACCTACGATTTCTTGGTCAAAATTTAACCGTTTATCTTCATTTGGAGAATATAAATATTGGGAAAATGCAATTGAAATAAGCCCCTTTCTAAATGACAAACGAATAAGTATAGAAACGTTAAAATCTGTAATTTATCACGAGTATCTTCATCAAATGTACTTTGAACATAATAATGGCTTCAGGAAAAAAGAAAACATGATTCCTAATGTAAAGGAACATCAAAAAATATTAAATGATTTTTTTATGAAAATTAATGATTTGCCGATACGAGAAGTAAAAAGAACCCTTGATTATAATGATGATATAGTTTTTTGCTTATTAAGTGATGCAAAAATAGATGAATATTTGCTATCAACATATGCATGTAATTTTAATTATTATATAAACCTCGGGAGTAAGGTTATACTACCTAATAAAATGCTTAATAAAGCACATGATGTAATTTGGCTTGTAAGAGAGCAGGATTTTTTCTTTGTCATTGGAATAAGTAAGGATGTAAGCTTTTTAAAAGAAAATAAAACTGTTTCGATGGAACCAATATGCCCGGACAAGTTTTCGTTTCAGGCGACATGCGAAATTGAAAAAACATCATTTTTCATGGAGACCGGTTGTAATATACCTAGTAATTTATTCCCTAAAAAATTTGATAAAGGTTTTATTTATGCTTCTGAAATTACAGACTTTTTAGTGAGCGATGTAATTGATTATATAAATTCTTACGATTGTGATTTGCATGTTACTGGGTTTGCGAAGTCAGCGTTACATAGTATTGCACCTCTAGTAGAGAAGGATTATAAGAAACTTATTGAATTATCATATAAAGAAAAAAGTTTCATGAGAGCTGTATGGATTGCTAATAAGGCAAAGATGGAGTTTGATTGTTTTGAAACAAGGTTATGCTTGGCAAACTGTTTGTTGAATGCATTATTATTTGATGCTGCAATAGAAGAATATAGCTCATTGTTGGAACAATACCCTGATGATGATGAGGTGGATAGAAAGATAAATATAGCTAATTCAGTTCTACATAAGTTCCAATCACAATAGGTCATTTAATAATAAATTGTAATGAATAAAGCCTTCAAATATTTGAGGGTTTTATTGCTTACAATTTTGTAAGTGGGTAATAAGAAATTTAAAAATGAATCTTTAAATAGTCTAAATTTAAGAAATATATCCTACTACTAAGGGGATACTAGCTACTTATGACATCTTTATTGTACCCTAAAGCATGTGGAGACAGTAGTTAAGTTAAAAACAATAAAACTTATTAATATTAATAGTTTAAGCCATTGAATATGTAGATGACATTCAATGGCTTTTGTGTTGTGGAAAACATATTGTCGATTGTCAAGTAAAATTGACCACTTTTTACAAATAAATTTGACCATTTGATTTAAGTAATAGTATTTTTTAT